ATGCCGATGTACGAAACGGTAAAGGAGCTGCAAGACCGGCTCACGGAAATTGCGAAGGAGGTATTTTCATGATTGATGTGGAGAGTCAAATCTACACTCCGATTGTGGAAGCCCTGAGAGCGCAGTTTCCCGGTATCTTGGTCAGCGGCGAGTATGTCAATGCTCCTACCCGTTTCCCCTATGTGAGCTTGGTGGAGCAGGATAACTACACCACGGAAGATCACATGGACAGCGGAGATACGGAGCGGTTCGCTACGCTGATGTATGAGGTGAATGTCTACTCCGATAAGGCAGGCAGCAAGAAATCTGTTTGCCGAAAGATTATGAGGTTTGTGGACGATCTCATGTACGCCAAAAATTTCAGGCGTATTTCTCTGTCCCCCGTTCCCAATTTGGAGAACGCAACAATCTACCGTCTGGTGGCTCGGTACAAAGCCGAAACAGATGGAACTACTCTTTACAGGAGGTAAATGAAAATGGCTATTTCGACCTATAAAACCTTTCTGATGAAGAAAGGTGATACCGGCGATACTTGGAGCAAGCTGATCGACATCAAGGAATTTCCCGACCTCGGCGGCGAACCCGAAATGCTGGAAACCACCACTCTGAGTGATGATATGCAGACTTACATCGCTGGCATCCAGTCTCTTGACGGCCTGTCCTTCACCGCGAACTACACACTGTCTGACTTCCAGACTCTCAAGGCTCTCGAAGGCAAGAAAGCCAGTTATGCAGTTTGGTTTGGCGGCACGGAGAGCGCCGGTGTGGTCACTCCCGATGGCTCTAACGGCAAGTTTTCCTTTGACGGTGAGCTGTCCGTGTACCCCGTGGGCGGCGGCGTGAATGAAGTGGTGGACATGAACATCACCATTGCCCCGTCTACCCCCATCGCTTTCTCCGCAACCTAAGACACCAACAATCGCCATATTGACAAGGAGGATTCGTCATGGCAAAGCAGTTGACCATCAATGACCCTACTACCGGCGTCACCTACACGCTGGAATATACCCGCAAGTCCGTCGAGACGATGGAGAAAAGCGGCTTTGTTGCCGAAGAAGTGGAACGCAAACCGATGACTATGCTCCCGGCACTGTTTGCCGGTGCGTTTCTCGCTCACCATCGCTTTGTGAAGCGTGATGTGATCGACAACATTTATGCTCGCCTGACTCATAAGGACGAGCTGATCTCCGCTCTGGTGGAGATGTATAACGAACCTCTGCTGAGTCTTCTGGACGAGCCGGAGCAGCAGGAGGATGACGAGGGAAACCTGAGCTGGAAAGCCGGTTGGTAAGCGACCGCCTTTCCGATAAC